TTGTTTCCCAGGTGCCAATGTCATAACTGCGGCTGATCATTAGCCCGCCGTCACCAGCAACAAAGAACACATTGTTGTTAATGGTACTTTCTAAGATATCACCGCTGGTATTGCTGGCTTGCTGATACCAATTTTGCAGATCTGTACTGGTTAGCAGTAGGCCATCATTACCAGTGGCCACATAATGATGATAGGTAATGGTAGCAGCAGTCCAATCATAGTGTCTGATGCTGTTTAAATTGCCAGTGCTGATGTTTGATCCGTTTAGTCCCACAGCCACACCATTGAGTTTGGTTGTCCAGCTTGTGGTATTAGTACTACTGATAATTGTGCCATTGTCGCCTGCTGCAACCACTGTGTACAGATTGCTGCTGGTGTTTACATTTATCACACTCTTTAATGATCTAGTTGTGCCACTTGTTCTGCTAGTCCAGGTGTGAGCATCAGGGCTGGTATAAATCTTGCCAGCTTCACCCACAGCTACCCAGGTATATATATCACTTGTGGGAGGGGTATTATCCACAATGTGTACAGTTACATCATACAATGCAGTTGTCAAACCGCTGATGCTGTAGTTTGTCCAGGTAATGCCATCAGGACTGGTTAAAATTACACCGCTGGCGCCGGTGACAACAAATTGGTTTACAGTGCTGACAGCATCATAATACACGCCATAAAGTGCAGTGCTTACACCACTGTTGCGTAATGTCCAATCATAGGCGTTGCCGCTGGTATAAATCTTACCTGATTGGGTAAGTGCAATAAACAAATCGCCCACACCAACTACCGCTGCTGCATAATAGAATCTGGTAAAGTCTGAGTCACCACTTACTTTACTGGCATACTGATAGTTGCCGTTGCTGTATTTGTATACATGCCCCCAGCTGGTTAGAAAATAAGTGGTGGGTGTTTCGTCTGTGACAGTTCCAATAAAAGCGTCTACACGACTGCGACGCCATGTGATTCCATCTGTGCTGTAGAATGTTTTGGTTTTTTCACCGCTGGCTATAAAACTGTCCACACTGTACATGACAGTGTTTAAATCAAACTGATAACCCACTGTTGTGGTATTCCATGAAATGGCATTTGTACTATAAGCTACACGGCCATTGGCGCCTACAGCAACATATTTGCCACCACCATAGGCAATGCTGTTTAATTTGTCAGTTGTGCCAGTGCTGTTGGTTACCCAAGTGATGCCGTCAGCACTACTAAGAGCTGACCCGCCCACTGTAATAGCTACAAATTGTCCTGCAGCAAAGATCACGCTTGTCAGTGTGTCATAACTGTTGGCCACAGCCTCGTGCCAAGCTACACCACTGGTGCTGGTTATAATAGTACCATTGCCACCCACAGCCACATAACGGCCAGCGCCATAAGCCACACCAAACAGTGAGTTGGTTGTGCCACTTACAGTGTTCTGCCAATCACGCCCATTGGTGCTGTAAATGATACTGCCATAGCTGCCCACAGCAATGTAGAAGCCATTGTGATAGGCCAGAGCATTATACTGGCTGCTGTTATTGCCAGTTGTGGGAGTATAACCAGCATCTTCGTTCTTGTAGGTGTACTGATTGGCCAGGTCTAGTACCTGACTGTACTCGGTTAAAATTTCTGTATTGCCTGTTTCAGGTGCACCATCAGCAATGAGACCATTACCGATAAACAATCTGCGACTGTTCATTGCCCAGCCCAGTTCGGCTGCTGCCAACTGTGGTAATTGTTCCTGTAGACCTTTGCGATGTTGGATTCTTGAGATGGTAACTATAGCCATGAAATCTCTCTCTTTAAAGTATTTATCAGTTTGACAAATAGTAAAGAGCTACACGATCCCACCACATTGTGGTATAATGATCAAAATCATCAGCTGATATGACCCAATGTTGTGGTTCCAGATCCTTACTGCACATCAGCACCACTATCTGAGCAATATCAGTACCAAACAGATGATTATGAGCTTGACTATATGCAGCACCTTGCAGAAAATAGTCTGTGATCCACTCTGTTTTTTTAGGTTTATTAGTTTGTTTAAAATCAATGATACTGGGTTTTCCATTATACACTCCAACTAAGTCAGTGGTACCTGCGTATAACCCAGTGTGATAAAGGCTGGCTTCACTAGCCCACCATTCTTGTAGATTGGGTTTCAAATAGTTTTCAATTATCAGATTGGCCATTTTACCTGATTGCTGATGCACCAGATTGCTGCCAGAGTTGATCTCGCCATGTTCCAACCAGTTTTCCAGATGACTGTGCATACTGGTGCCGCGCCCTGCGGCTTCGGTTGTGATAGCTTGAGCTTTCTCATGCCCCACACGATTGCGCCACTCTTGCAGAGCTTGTCTAGCTTCTTCAGGTTTAGTTTTATCTAGGATTGTTGTGACACTGGGCACCTTATGCCCAACACCTGTCTCGTATAGACGCCGGCCATCCACTGTGGCTCTGCGTAGTGAAGGATATGCGAATGTGGGGTTGTGTTTTACCAGTTTATTTGCCAATAGAAATGTGCACCATCTGTTGATTTACGATACACAGTATAGCCTAGTTTGGTATAATAGTCAATAACTTGTTGCATGTAATTACTTAGTCTTTGACTGGTAGCTGAGTCCACTGTGGCATTGTTCTGCCAAACATCAAAATATGCAGTATCAGTGGTCATTGGTGTGCCAGTAACCACAGTGTTAACCACTACAGTTTGTGTGGTATTGTTAATAGTGGTTGTGAACAGACCGTTTTGTACAGCAATGATAATGTTCAGATTGATCAGGGCAATTTCTGTTTCAATAGCGAAACTTCCCACATTGAGGATACTATTATCTCTGGCATTAGTGGCTATGTACATGTCGGTCTCCTGATTACTTATTGCTTCTTTCTGCTTTTCTTTACTTTGTAAGTTTTGCCATCCACAGTAAACTCTGTATCGCCTGATTCCCTTGCTTGAACCAGTGCATGAGTAAACTGATTGCCTTCTCCCAGACTCAGCTGATCATCAGTGGCTCGTACTTCTGCTTGCCACAGCTTGTCCATGTCGCCAGTGTTACGCAACAGTTTGAATGTGAGATTTTCCACACCAAACTCACCTGATTTTTCCAATCCAGCCTGTCTAAAACTCTTGATACGCTTTTTTAATCTGGCAATGGTCTGTGGATTGCCACTGTTAATAGCCTGATCAATTTCAGCTTTCATATGTTGGTACTTGTGTTCTATATTGGTTGTATCTGGCTCAGCAGTGATGTGCTCAGGTGTTTTAATCCATTTGCCATGATACAGACTGTACACACCATTGCTGATATGAGGCTGATCACTGTCCTGTACATACACTTCCACAGCATGTCCATAGATGTTTATGTCATGTTGATCATTAAACTGTGATTTTTTAGCCAAAAATAAATCCTGCAAGTTGAGCTCACAGGGTCCGTCAATGTCAGCAATTAAATGTAAATCTATATCTGAGTTGCTGTTGTAGTTAAAGCTGGCATTGCTGCCACTGATGGTAATATCTGTTAATTTGAGATCATCCACATCAATAAATTCTATAAATGCTCGGGCAATCTTGAACAGATGTACTCTGACTTCCAGCTTCATCTCATCACCAGTCCATAAGTCTGGATTCAGGTGATTGTGAAAATGTACAAGTTGATCTAAATCTGTTATACGCATAGATTATTTATAGCGTAGCAGCTCTTGACGCCATTTGGTCCACAGTGTTTGCTGCTTGATCTGCATCTTCTGGTTCTGTTTCTGGGCCCACAGGGTTGCCAATAGTCAGCTGTGCAGGTGTCATATTAGTAATAAGTTGTGATAAATTCTGATTATTTTTAACCAGATTGTCCAGTTCTGGATATGTCAGATGAAACCCAGTATTGGCCAGCAGATTTAATACATTATCTGTGGGCACTGGAGTACCTGGATCTGTTTGGCTTTGAAGGTGCTGAAGAATAGTCATCAGCACCCCTGCTTCACCTGATACAAAATCTGGCCTAGTTTTGGGCTCATTTAAAAAATCAGGTGCTACTTCAAAAATTTTCATATTAGACTCGTTTGCCACGACCCAGTTCTGCGGTACCACCAGCTGCAACATCTGCTGTATTCAGATCTGATTCTGGTTCCTCAGGCATTTCTGCACCCATGTCACCACCTGCCATATCAGCAGCACCAGTATCACCTGGCATTGCACCCATTTCATCTGGAGTCATATTGCCACCAGCGGCCATGGCAGTACCAGTAGCCATTGGAGCAGCACCATAAACGCCACGGCTGGCATTGTCCATGGCATCGCGGCTTGCTGTGATAGCATCCATTACTGCACGGAGACTGTCGCCAGCTGTCTGGTTGAACTGATTGGCCTGGTCAATACCAACTTCATCTTTCATTGCCGTAACCAGAGCAGGCAGTTGTTCGTTCTGCATCTTGCCGATCTTTTCCACCAAGTCCTGAATGGTATCAACCATGTCACGAGCTGCCATTGTTACACGAGCTTGTTCAACTTCGCCTTCAATTAGTGTGAACTTTAACAGACGCAATGCATCATTAACTGATTCAGTTTTGGCCATTTTAGTAGCAGTGGCATACATGACTTCATCACTGCGATTGCCATAACGCTTCTGGAAATCGCCTTTCATCTTCTTCATGCCTTTGACATATTTTTCACGCTTCTTTTCTTCGCCTGGCTTCAGGGTGCGTTCGTTAAGAGCACGACGGTTAGCTGTTTCAATTTCTGTCTTCCAGCTTTCCAACACACGGCTTACCATTACAGCTTCCATAAATTCTGGATTGCGTTCGGCCTGATGAGCCTGATTGGTACTGCGAATTTTGTTAATTTTTTGACGCAGTGTGCCCAGCATATTGCTTGCATCTGATTCGTTGATACGATTCAGATCCAGCTGCCAGCGATAGACTTTGTTTAGTTCTTGGTTTAACTGTTGGGCCGATACACGACCGAATTCTTTCATAAACATGCCAATTGTCCTTGGTTTGTAAGTATTTATTGAAGATTGGCCGTTTTTTCCAATTCGGCTATTTGACAATTCAGGCTTTCCAGTTCACCATCTGCTCGGTTAAACCTGTCCACATAGACATAATTGTCTGGATTTTGTTGAATTCTAGTAGAATATAGTCGATAATCGCCTAAAAATATGTCATATCGACTGTCCAAAGAACAGGCCTGTTGCGCTTTTTCATACTTTTTGTTGTTGATTAACGCTGCTAATAAAATTGCTATTCTTCTTTGTTTGATGTTGTGCAAAACTCTGCCAGTTTTGCTTAATATTTGCCAGCCATCAGTCAAAGGTTTTACAATCAGGTTACCTACCAGGTAACCTCCTGTGACCGATTTAACAACAGGGATGCCGCGATCTGAAATCTCAGCATACTGTTGTTTGACAAATTGTTGAATTTTATCGTACTGTTGCTGTGTGTTCATCATGCCTCCAATATAGCAGGCTTATGTCACACAGTCTATCTAAATGTGTGATTTAGCCACATATAATATAAGTCCAAGTAGTGCTGTCAATAGTGAGCCAATTAAGCCAATGCCGATGCCAATAAGTTTTTTGTAAGCCATAGTTTCTTTTTCGATTAACATATTTTTAATTTCACTCACTATGGACTCAACTTTTTGTAGACGAGTTTCCATAGTATCCATTCTTTCTTCCAAATTTACATAACGCTGGGCACAGAGTTCGACGTGAGCTTCCAAACTCTTCTTCTCTATTTCTTCGATGATACCCAATTTAGTCTCCACCCAACTTATTATTTATCGGATGTATTCATACCAAATATTGGGTGTTTCAGTAATTGCATCGGTCAATTCTATGTGATATCTGTCAGATTCTTCAGGTATGATCACTGGTACACCAGTGCTGTCATGTTTGAGATAGTGCAAGCTGTCATCTAAAGTGGCATAAATCATTTGTGTAAACGGTCTGAATATAAAAGAATAGACCCCGTCTGTACAGACAGGATCTGAGACTATTTCAATTTGACTACGCATACCGATAATTTGCTGAATTGTCTGCCAGTTCTTTTTACCCAGCACATGAGTATTGTCAATTATAAATGTTGTATAAGCCTTGATCATCAGGTACTTATAAAACTGTTATCCTGTGACAGTAAAAGTGGTTGCAACAAAGACATTGCTGCCACTGATATCCAGATGATTGGGACCAGTGTATGTGGCTGAAAATGTTCCGTTGGTGGGGAATGTGTTTGCACCAATGCGACGGATTCTGCTCTGTAAATCATCAGCTTTTATGCTGTTGTCCACAACAAGATGGATGTTACCAGTGGCAGCATTTGCCACCATGAAAGCCAATGGGTTAATTTCTTTGACAATCTGCTCTACTACACCATCGATGATAGTTTCTGGACGCAGGTCTACAGCACTGTAGTCGGCTTTTTGCACTCTCAATAGCATCAAGTTGCTACTGATGTTATAGATTGTACCTACTGCACAGGCATTGCCATAAAGTCTTGTAAATTCAGCCATGTTAAAAATCCTTGTTAGAGTATTTATTGCAGGAACAGAAATCTCATCAAAGAAAAAGGGTCAGTTTCCTGACCCTTAATTTTAGTATAGATTACTATCACTCAAAATACAGAGTGAAACCATTGTCCTGCACGTCTGAACCAGTGACATTTACTGTGCGGCTAGTGCTGCCCAGTGGAGTACCAGTTGGTACAGTGATAACACCAGCATTACCAGCTGAACGAACCAGATCACGAACATCATTGTCACTGAAATCTTCTGCTGATTCCAACAGTACTGACATGTTGCCAGTGCCATAGTCTGTATTGACCTGATAAGCCAATACTGAAGTGTTAGCCTGTAGTGCTCTTAGGATTGCAGGTACTGCACCATTAACACCCATTTCACCACTTAGGTTAATATTGCCGTTGCTGCCGTCTTGAACTTTAATTGCAAAACATTTTAGGGTCTTACCAGTGAATGAATAGAAAGTATCAACTTCACCAGCATTACCACTTACACGATAAAAATCTGCCATTTTATTTCTCCATAAAAATTGCGTTGTTACGCTGTTAGTATTTATGCCGCAGATGAAAAAAGCGGTCCCAGGGACCGCTTTTAATTTAACTGTTGTATACAGCTATTATGCACCAAAAGTAAAGGTGCCGTCGCCATTAAGTTCTTCACTGTAAGTGATAGTGTAATTGCTTGCAATACCACCAACTTCAGCAGCTAGCTCATCTTTTAGAGCACCAAAGTTGCCAGCAGTAGTAGAACTTGGACCAGCATTGAAAGTTGAACCGTCAACAATGCATGACACATAGTCGCTACCTGAATGACGTGCGCCCATGATAACAATAGTACCCAGTTGCATGATAGCTTTTACTGCTTTGGTATATCCACCTTCTGTGATAACATTGTTGCCATCCACAGAGTCAGCTGTGAAAGCATCAGTTCTGTTGATCTTGATTACTTTGAAAGTATAACCATAGAACTGACCTGCTTGTACAGTTCCGTGGATTCTTGCGATTTCAGCCATAGTATTTCTCCTATTTGGTTAGAAATATTTATCTATCTTCGTTAATTTTACGCAAACCACGGACAAACTTTCCAGGCTCTTGGCCTCTGATACTATTGATAAGTCTGCGTTCCAATTCAGCAGCCTCAGGCTCGTCATACTGTTCACGAATGGTGTTTATCAAATTGATGGCTGAGTTAATAATATGATTTGCGCGATTTTCCAGTACCAAGTCACTGTTTTTACCACTGTTAATCTGACTGAGTTCGTCCAAGATACTACGGGTTTGTTTACGCAACATTAATAAGGCTCCACAAGTATTTATAGCAATATCAGTTGTTCTGTTTGATATTTGCCAGCATACTCTTAAGTCTGCTGCTGTCCACAGTGGCCGTT